TAAGACAATAAACAATAACGTCACAGTATCTACAGTAGAAGTGCCAAACAATTATTTAAATGATGTAGATATAACAAGCAAAAATCTATTATCAGAAACAAATTTAACAATGATAGCAGATACAAATGTTATGCAAAAAAATGTGTATGAAACTTTGTTTTTGAATTTTATAAATGCAATTCTTGTTGCAGATAAAAACACAACAACACAAATTTTGAATCAGCAAGCAAGCACATTCATAAATTCAGCAATCAATAGTAATGATGGATATAATAAGGCACAAATTTATCCAAAAATAAGACTTACGTATCAAGATTTTTCGACAAAAGAAATATCGTTTGAATACCAAAATCAACAAGAAACTTCAACAAATATTGTATTTTCTGTATATGTAGATAAGCTCATACAATATGCAGAAATTATGTCAAATGATCAAACTACAATATATCAGACAATTGATTTATCTAGTTTAGAACTGAATAAGTATTATGTTGTTAGTCAAAAATTGGAGGTGGTTTAAATGGCACAGATTACTTATGAAAATAAAGAAAATGTAAACTCTTCAACATTACCCGACATAAACAAAATTAATGATAGTGATATGAACATGATCAAAAGTGTAGTGAATGCTAATGCGGTTTTAAATAACTTGTCAGAAATAGGATTGAGTGAATTTACTACATTAGATGCAATTGTGACAGCTGTTCCAAATGGAAAAACATTACAATTGTATTTATCAGACGACAATGCATCTACTTTGTATGGGACATCAGGAGGAACAGGCAATTTACCAACAAACATCGCTGGTTTATTAACTGTCGAAAGGCGTTCTGAAAATGATTTCGCATTTATAAAGTATCAAACTACAGAATCAATTGGATATCCTGACAATAATCCCGATGGTGGAGTATATTATACTACTAAACTTAATGTATACCGTGATTGGATTAAATCAGGAACAGCTGAACAAGTTTTATGGAGCAATCCAGATCCTTCTAATGTTGTCAATGCGGATTATGTGATTGACCTATCGAGTAGTGATTATGATGAATTAAGGTGGATATTCACTTATTCTAATACGACAAGCAACCAATTTTCTGTAAACTGTCTAAAAGGAATGAATGTTATGGCGACGACAATCGGTTATGCTAACGCCAGTCTAATGCGTAGAATCATTGATTATGTAAGTCCTACCCAATATAAATGTAGAGTTGCGATGTTTAATGATACCGAGGCTCCTGGAAATGTGATTCCTATAACAGTGATAGGGATAAAGAGATAATGACTGATTTACTAGAAATTATCAAAAATATATCTTCAATTTTAGCGGTTGTTGGCATTTTTGTGGAAATTGTTCCAGTAAAGTTCAATCCGATCAGTTCCTTATTGAAATGGATCGGGAAAAATTTAAATGGAGATTTAATTAATCGGGTGGAAAAACTTGAAGAAAAGGTTGACGAAAACGAAAAGGGTAGAATAAGACATGAAATATACACATTTGCTAATAATTTGCGAAACAGTAAGAGAGAATATACAGCAGATGAATTTCAACACATTTTTGAGATTAACGAAAAATACAAAAATCTCGGTGGCAATGGTCAGATTAAAGTAGAAATGAAATATATCCAAGAAAAATATTTCGAATTAGGAGGTAGATAATATGGATTTAAATTTTTTATTAGAATATGTAAATGTAATTATTTTAGGAATTTGTTTATGTGTTGGATACATTATTAAAAACGCAATTACTACAGACAAAATTAATAAATATATCCCTTTAATTGTTGGTTGTTTAGGATTAATTCTAGCAATTGTATCTGATATCAATCATATTACTTTAAATACAGTTTTAACTGGCTTATTAAGTGGGTTAGCTAGTACAGGATTATATGAAGCATTTAAGAATTTGTTTATGAAAGAGGGAGAATAGTAATGAATGATAGGGCTAAATTTCTAGAAACTAATGATGAACAAAGAGATAGAATTAATAAAGTTAGAAATTT